CGCGTTAGACATTTACGCAGAAGAATCAACAACAGTTTCAGAAAAGGGATATATTTTAAATGTGTACTCTGAATCAAAAAGAGTAAAAAATGTTTTAATAGATTTATTTGAAAATAGATTAGATATTAATACTAACCTACAAATGTGGGCTAGAAACGTATGTAAGTATGGTGACAACTTTGTTTATCTAAAGAGTGATCCAGAAAGAGGTATTGTTGGTTGCCAACAATTACCAAATATTGAAATTGAGAGAATTGAGGGTGCACAATCAAAAAATCCAACTGCTGGAGATATAAAATCTCCGATTCGCGAATTGCGATTTCAGTGGAAAAACAAGGATATGGAGTTTCAATCTTGGGAGCTTGCTCACTTTAGATTATTAGGTGATGATAGAAAGTTACCTTACGGTACTTCTATGTTAGATAAGATTAGAAGAATTTGGAAACAACTTTTACTTGCTGAAGATGCTATGTTAATTTACAGTACATCAAGAGCACCTGAAAGACGAGTATTTAAAATATTTGTTGGAAACATGGACGATAAAGATATCGAACCATATGTACAACGTGTTGCAAATAAATTTAAAAGAGATCAGGTAGTAGATAGTAGAAACGGTCAGGTGGATATGCGATATAACCAAATGGCTGTTGATCAGGATTATTTTATTCCTGTTCGTGATCCTGCAGCTCCTAGTCCAATTGAAACATTAGCTGGTGCACAAAACTTAGGTGAAATTGCGGATATCGAATATATTCAAAAGAAAATGTTAGCGGCATTAAGAATACCTAAAGCGTTCTTAGGTTTTGAGGAGGTTGTTGGTGATGGTAAAACACTTGCGTTAATGGATATTCGTTTTGCAAGAACAATTAATCGTATCCAAAAATCATTAGTTCAAGAATTAAATAAAATAGCGTTGATTCACCTTTACCTTCTTGGTTTGGAGGATGAATTAAATAATTTTTCATTATCGTTAACAAATCCATCAGCACAATCTGATTTATTAAGAATTGAACAATGGAAAGAAAAAGTACAATTATATAAAGATGCAACATCAGACCAATCTCAAGTTGGTATTCTTCCGGTATCTCACACTTGGGCTAAGAAAAATATCTTAGGTATGAGTGATTCTGAAGTTATGTTAGATTTACAACAACAAAGACTTGAAAGAGCAATAGGATTTGAGTTAACCAACACTCAAAATGTTATTAAACGTTCTGGTGTATTTGATGATGTAGATAGTAAATACGGTGTACCGGAAAGTGAAAGAACTTTGGGGGGAGAAACACCTGAAGGTGGAGCAATGGGTGCCGATATGGGTGGAGAAACACCACCACCACCACCAGCAGGGGGTGAAGGACCATTGAGTGAAAATGAAACAAAAAAGAACAATATTCTAAGTTTATTGGGTGATGATAATAAATTAAATGATTTATTTGATTACGATAAAGCGCAACAGAATATTTATGAAATAGAAAATAAATTAAAAGATATATTAAATCAATAAAAAAATGTCAAACTTCGGTGAAATAAAATCAAAGCTGTTAACTAAGTTAACTGAATCTTATAACTCAGGAAATAAAAATGAGTTAAAAGACCTAATTAAAAAATTAAAATCAAACAAAAATTTGGTTGAGATGCATAATTTCTATGAAGAAATGGAAAGTATGTACTTCCCAAATAAAGACGCTGCAAAATTATACGTTGAAACTTTAGAACCTCACTTTATTGAAAAAATGAAAACTTTGTCTTCCGATTTAAAGGATATGGGTAAATCATTAAAAGATGTGGTATCAGAGAGTAATGAAGTGTATGGATTTTTAGATATATTGTCAGAAGACAATAATATCCATAATATCTCTAATAAGATTAATGCGAGAGAAAATTTTATTAAATTTCTAACAACAAAAAAATCTGTTAAGAAAGAAGAAGAATCAACTGTTCAATTTGAAAACCACAATTTATTAAACACAGTATTGGTGGGTAACTTTAATACTAAATTTACAGATTTCTTAAATGACGAACAAAAAGAAACGTTTACAAAAATCGTATCAATGACCGAATCTGAATTAGAAACTGAAACACAAAAAATTAAATCAGAAATTAACCAAAAAATAGAATCTATATTGAAAGAATCTACAGATGGTCTAATGAATGAAAAATTAAATAAAGTAAAAGAAGATTTAAACGAATCTGAATTAACCAAGTATAATTATTTTAAAATGACCGAACTAAAAAAGGGTCTGATTAATTAATTATTTTCGTGGTCAGTTAATTGTTGTTTATAAATCGCTTTTAATTTTTGACTTCTCTTAGCAACTGAAGGTTTAGTAAACGATTGACGTTCTCTTAATTTTTCAGTTTGTTTAGTCTTTTGAACCTTGTATTTGTACTTTTTAAGTGCAGATTCAAGGTTTTTTTCTTTGCTTACGTCTATTATTATCATATTTTTTTTAAAGATAAGAAAATTATTTTGATTTTCTAAGTTAATTGTGTATATTTTAAATACACCATAAATTATGTAAGTATGAAAACAGCAAATGAAAAAAGGGAAATTTATAACGATTGGTGTCCACAACAATGTTAAATTGGGATACGGTACGGTCGACTTTAAAAATTTAAAAACAATCTATGTCCAATTAAATTCGTGGACACAACCGTTAGAGGAGAGTTGTAACTTTGATAAAATAATTTCAAAGACAAGAAGACAAATAAAAGAAAACATCTATAACTTAAATTCTGAATTTTTTAAACCAGAATCAATAGTTGATTTAGATATAAAAACCAATGGAATAAAATCTGATAAAAGGTCATTTATGGACTTGGAGATAACATTATATGTCTCCAAACAATTTGATATTAGGTCAAACGAAGTAAAAGAAACAATATTAAATCTATCAAAAAATGTAATAGATACCGCACTTGTTGAGAAAACTTTATTTAATTTCTTCGAAAAGAAGAATTAATTGAGTATTCGGGGTATTTATTATAAAAAGTTAGATGAAAGTATTAGGACCTAACGAGACCGGAAAAGGTATTTTAATAGAATACGATGCCGGTTACATATCCCCAAAAGATAATCAAAAGATTATATCCGAGATGAAAGATTTAGATTTCTCTCAGGATTTAATTCTTTTTGCCGTTTTGCAAAAATATAATACCCCAAATAAAAACGGTAGAATTTATCCGGAAGCTATATTAAAAAGAGAGAATGAAAAATATCAAACTCTAATTAAAAAAGGTAGTGCTCTGAATGAATTAAATCACCCCACATCATCACTTATAGATTTAGACAGAGTCTCACATTCAATCCTTGAAACATGGTGGGATGGTGAAATGTTAATGGGTAAGATAAAACTATTTACATCTCCTGGTTGGAAAAAAATGGGTATTGTTAGTACCAAAGGTGACCAAGCCGCTATGTTATTAATGAATGGTGCCACTCTTGGTATATCATCAAGAGGTGTTGGTTCATTAAAAAATGTTAAAGGACAAAATATAGTACAAGAAGATTATGAAATTGTATGTTTTGATTTGGTTTCATCCCCATCAACCCCCGGAGCTTACATATTTAGTGACTTGAAAGATAGAGAACAATACCAAGAATCTATTCAAGACCAACCTAATGATATGGATAAAATGAAGAATCTAATGACAAAATTAGACTCATTCCTTAGTAAATAAACATTTTTTTTTAGATTATAATACTATAAAGTGTATTTTTTTCTATTTACCTAATATTTATAATAAAATAAATTTTCAAAATGAACGAAAAATCAATTTTAGAACAAGCGTTACTTCAGGTGCAAACTCTTGAAGAGGCAGTAAAAGCGAATGCAAAAGGTATACTTGCTTCAACTATGAAACAAGAACTAAACGATTTGCTAAAAGAATCAATTGAAGAAGAGGAGAAGGTTGATGAACAACCCGATTCTGATGAAGAGACAACAGACGATTTACCAGTTGCTACTGGAGATGAAGACAGTCTTGATAACGATGAGTCAGATGATTCTGACGATGATACATCGAATGACGAACCAGATAAAGACATCGATTCTTTGGATTCTGATGAAACCGATTTTGACAACATGGATGACATGGGAAATTTTGGTGATAATTTTTCAGATGACGATAATGAAGATGATGACGTTGTTGATATGTCAAACGCAGGTGATGAAGAAGTTTTAAAAGTATTTAAAGCTATGAAACCTGAAGATGGTATCATTGTTAAGAAAGACGGTGACGACATCGAATTTTCAGATGGTGATGACGAATACATCATTAAGTTAGATGACGAAATGGAAGATGAAATGGGTGATGAGCCAGTTTCTCCAAATTTTGACGAAGAAATTTCAGAAGAAGTTTATGAAGACACTAACGAAGAAGTTGTATACGAAATCGAACTTGATGAAGATGAAACA